CAAAGCCAATCGGCAGTTGTATGGCTCGATGCAGATTGCATGGTTTTACAGCATCCTAGCCTATTCTATGAGCTTGATTGTGATATTGCTTTCCATAGATTTAAGGAAAAAGAGCCACTCTCAGGAACAGTATTTTTTAAAAACACAGCTAGAACAATAGAGCTTCTAGATAAATGGATTCAAATTAATCAAGAAAATCCTGAAGTATTTGATCAAAAAAATCTAGATCAGGCATTAAAATCTATGACTGATATTTCAATTTGCGAGCTTCCGCCTGAATACTGCTTTATCTTTGATCTATCTAAGAATTACTATCCTAGGGTAAACCCTATAATTGAGCATTATCAAGCGAGCAGGAAGTTTAGATGAGGATTCTAACCATTTGCGGTATTGGCGATATTCATTGGGTTATGCTCAAGATGGAATCCTTTATCGAGAAAAACTGCAAAGGTGTTATCCCTGAGATTACAGTATGGAATTTTGATGGCAGACCAAGGGCGGATGGCTTTGTCAGTCGCATTCCTTTTGTGAAGTTTGCTGGATATGACAATATGCCGATGGGCAATCAGCAAAAGCGCCTATTCCATCAGATGTATATGGATGGATCTAAAGATCTAGTTACAGGCTTTAAAGGCTATGACTATTTTATTTGTGTAAATGGTAGCCTGCGTATTGGGCATAGCATGGAAAATATCTTGCCCCAATATCAAACAAACTGGAATTATCAGATCAATGTAGATGATTGCATTAGCCCATATAGTGAGCCATATATCATTTTTTATTTCAGCAATCATGGGATGTTTACCGATTGGGTATCAAAGATGCCCCCTGAAAAGATCAGAAGTTTCATGCAACAAATTAAGGGCTATAAATTAATCCTTACAGGAAGCTCATGGGATGCGCCATTTAATCAGGAACTTGAAGATAATGGGGTAATCAATCTCTGCGGAAAAACTAGCCTTACTGAGCTTTTTGGCTTGATTAAAGGGGCTTCTGCTTTTGTCGGATGGTGCGGTGGTAATACTATTGTGAGCCAGCATCTCAATACCCCTACTCTGATGCTTTGGTCAAATTACTTCAGCCACAGAGCTTTTCAAACTAACTGGGTAGATCCCGATAGGCTTGGCAAGGTATATATCCCTATGGATGTAGAAACAGCCAATAATGATTCCCTTATGAAGAATTTGGGGGTGCTTCTTGGAAAGTAAGCTCCTATGGCTAAATAAGTTCGGAATTGGCTATTATCCTGTAGAAGATCAGCCCTATGATGAAGCCTATTGGCAGAAGTATCTAGTGATGGAAAACACAGATATAGGGAAAACCCTTAATAATGCGAGGGTCGAGTTAGTTCAGGCTTACAAAATGAATGAAATCCTAGATATAGGGATTGGATCAGGCGCATTTGTAAAGTCTTTAGACTATGCCTATGGCTTTGATATAAACCCCTATGCGGTTGCTTGGCTCAAAGAGGTGAGCAAATATAAAGATCCTTATCCAGTAGATTCTATGAGCTTTTGGGATAGCCTAGAGCATATTCACAATCCCACTCATTTATTGAGCTATATCAAGAAATATGCATTTATCTCTTGCCCTATTTACAAGGACAAAGAGCATATTCTAAGGAGCAAACACTTCCGCCCTGATGAGCATTGCTGGTATTGGACTAAACAAGGTTTACAAAGATTTATGAGTAATTTTGGCTTTAGTCTTTTAGAATATAACCTAATGGAAACCGAAATCGGCAGGGAAGATATAGGCACTTTTGTATTTGTGAGAGATCAATGAAAGCAGGCAAACTAGATCGCAGAGTTCAAATTAAGGTAAAAACAGCAACTAGAGATTCTTTTGGTGCTGAAATCCTAACTTATTCTACATTGGCTACAGTATGGGCAGAAGTAGTGCCTATTAGTGGCAGAGAATACTTTTCCGCAGCGCAATTTGTTCCTGAAGCAAGTCTAAAGATTCGCATGAGATTTAGGGAAGATTTTGATGAAACAGCCATTATTCACTATGATGGGGTGGATTATGACATTCTCTATATTGCTGAAATCGGCAGGGCAGATGGGCTTGAGGTTTTGGTCAAAAAGCCATGATCGGGATAAAAGTAGATGGATTAAAAGAGCTTGAAAAGGCTCTAATGGAGCTTCCTAAAGAGATTCAGGGCAGACCATTAAGAAGCGCTGTATCAGGTGCTGCTGGCTTGATAGTCAAAAGAGCAAAAGAAAAAGTGCCAGTAGGAGAAACTGGAAACCTTAAAAGCGCAATTTTTAGATATAGATCAAGGAGAAATTCTGCAACTGGCAGAGAAACCTTCTTTGTTGGTATTCGCCAAGGCAAAGCTCAATATAAAGATACAGCACTAAATCGAAGAAAAGGTCGGGTTGGCAAAAAATATAACACTCAAGGCGAGGCATATTATTGGCGATTTTTAGAGTTTGGAACTGCTAAAATGTCAAAAAAACCTTTTCTGCGCCCTGCATTTGAGGAAAATAAACAGGGTGCTGTAGATATAATGAAGGAAAGATTAAGAAAAGCGATTGATAATCAAGTTAAGAAATTGGCTAAAAAATGAACATTGAAACTTCAATTTATGCAGCTTTATCAGGCTTGGCGAATGGCAGGGTTTATCCTTTAGTAGCCCCTGAGAAAGTTACTTTTCCTTGCATTGTTTATTCAAGAATATCATCTACCCCTGAAAATACTTTAGATGGTGGCGCAACTATTGATTTAGTTCGCATTCAGGTGGATACTTATGCTAATACCTACTCTGCTGCTAAAGTGCTTGCAGGGTCGGTTCGATCTGCGCTAGAGAATAGCGATGTAAAGGCAACTTTACAGACGGATCAGGATTTATTTGAGCCTGATTTGAAGGTGTATAGGGTCAGTCAGGATTATTATGTATGGCAATCTAATTAGGAGCTAATATGAGTTCAGCAGCTTTAGAAGCACAAGGAATGGAACTAAAGATTGGCAATGGCGCTTCTCCTGAAGTGTTTACTGCAATCTCTGAAATTAAGACCTTTAGTGGTCCGAGTGGATCGGCAACAGTTATTGATGTTACCGATTTAAGTTCGGCAGCTAAAGAAAAGCGCATGGGTTTGGCGGATGAAGGACAGTTGAGCTTTACTATCAACTACATTCCTACCGATACCGAGCACGCACTACTGCGGGCACAGCGAGCAAGCCGAGAGGAAACTAATTTTAAGTTGGTATTTACAGATGATTCCCCATCTACTACTTGGAGTTTTTCTGCATTTGTAACTGGTTTTGCTGTATCTGGTGCTGTTGATGCTGTAGTCGAAGCAACTGTTACTTTAGAAATTACTGGAGCAATTACAGAGAGCTAAAATGGCAATCCTAAATAGAGATGCAATACTTGGCGCAGTAGATTTAAAAAAAGAGTTAGTTAAAGTTCCTGAGTGGGGCGGTGAAGTTTACATCAGCATGATGACTGGTGAAGCTAGAGATGCTTGGGAGCAAAGTTTGGTAGGCGGTAAAGGCACAAACCTAGAGAATATTAGAGCTAGACTTGTTGCCTTTACTGCTGTGGATGAGGAAGGTAAAAGAATCTTCACCAATGATGATGCTGTTATTCTTGGTCAAAAATCCGCAACTGCTCTTGAGAGATGTGTAAAGGTGGCGCAGAAGTTAAATAGATTAACTGAGGAAGAATTAGATAATCTAGTAAAAAACTAAAAGCCCATCCCCAAAGACAGTTCTACTTTAGCCTAGCTCTGAAATTGGGAATGCCAGTTGGGGAGATGTTAAGAAGAATGGATAGTGCTGAAATAACTGAATGGATGGCATACTTCAAGTTAGAAACACTACCAAAGGAAAAAGCATCGGATGTTTTGAAGGCGCAATTTGCTCATAAGGTTAAGAGGAAGAAAAAATAATGGCTGGCTCTCTTGGATCATTAGTAGTTTCTCTTACTGCGGAAACAGCGCAATTTACTCAATCTCTTAATCGAGCTTCTTATGTAGCGCAGAAAAATTTTCGGGATATTACATCATTTGCTAAAACTGCTGCTGGCACTTTAGCTGGTTTATATGGTGCTAGTTCTTTTGCTGGGTTTATTAAATCCCAGATTGATCTTGCAGATGCTACTGGCAAGATGGCTCAAAAAGTCGGGATTTCAGTCGAAGAACTATCAAAATTACAATTTGCAGCAAAACTAGCCGATGTTGATTCTCAGCAATTACAGGCTGGATTAGTTAGGCTTTCTAAAGGCATGGGCGAAGCTGCTCAAAACACAGGGGAAGCAAACAAAGCATTTCAAGCCATGGGCATTAGTATTAAGAATGTTGATGGCACTCTTAAATCAAGCAGTCAGGTATTAGGCGATGTTGCAGACGCTTTTGCAGGTTATCAAGATAGCGCACAAAAAACAGCACTTGCTGTAGCTATTTTTGGAAGATCAGGCGCAGATTTAATTCCATTATTAAATGGTGGTCGAGCAGCTATAAAATCAGCAGGCGATGAATTAGAAAGATTTGGTGGAGTTATTACTGCAGATGCAGCTAAAAATGCAGAAATATTTAATGATAATTTGACTAGAATTTCTACTATTGCTGCTGCATTTGGGCGATCTATTGCAAATGATATTCTTCCTTATCTAACTCGCTTATCTGAAGAATTTTTAGTAGCTAGAGCTAATGGAGTTGGTTTTTTCCAAATGCTAGAAATGGGCTTGCGGTTTGGTAACTATGGCGAGCAAATAAAACAGATCAATGATGAAATTGAAGGATTACAAACCCGCTTTAGTATTTTTGATATGGTTGGTGGCAAAGATAAGCGACTTGAGCAATTACAGGCTCAAAAGAAAACTTTGCAGGAGTTACAAGCTCAAGCTGCACTAACTGGCAAAACTTATGAAGATCAAATCTCTCGCAGATATATGAGAGATGAAAAACCAGTTAAAAAGGCTGCACCAATACTTGTTGATCCAAATCAATTAAAAGCAGAGCAAGAAGCATTAAGAGCAGCGCAAGAAACTGTGCAAAGATTTTATACATCTAATGCAGATGCAGCTATGAAAGCTCAACAAGAGATGCAGAATGTATTTTTAACAGATGCAGAAATCAAGCGCATTGGCGCAATAGATAGCATCAATAAATCATTCTTATCTTCTCAGCAAAATATCACCAAGCAGTTTGAAAGCGGAAAACTAACCCTGCGAGATTACAATTCACAGATGGAATTGCTAGGTAAAGGCTATCAAATAGCATTAGATCAAGCAGAAGAAGTTTATCAAAGCCAAGAAAGGCTAAATGGGTCTGTTGAATATGGCGCAAATGTTGCGCTTGCACAATATGTAAATCAATCTAGGAATTTGGCTGCTGCAACAAGTTCAGTTGTAACTGGAGCACTTAAAAGCACAGAAGATGCCTTTATGGGTGTTATTACTGGAAGCCAAAATGCTGCACAAGCATTTAGCTCAATGGTTACTTCAATTCTTAAAGATATTGCTCGCTTAATGGTTCAAAGGTCGATTGTTTCGCCTTTAGTTGGATTTTTGTCAGGCGCAGTCAGTTCCTTTTTTACTCCTAGTGTTGGCACTACATCTACTGGCTTAATGACATTTGATGGTGTTGGATATGGCGGTGGTCGAGCACTAGGCGGTAGGGTAAATGCTGGCACAGCTTATCTTGTCGGTGAGCAAGGTGCAGAAAAGTTTATTCCTAGTGTTGATGGCACTATTGTTCCTAATAGCGGTATGGGTCAGGTTAATAATGTAGTGGTAAATGTCAATATGGAAAATGGTTCAGTAAATAGCAATGATGCTGGAAAACTGGGTATTTTGATTGGCAATGCTGTTAAACAAGAGCTAGTTAATCAGAAAAGAGCAGGGGGCTTGTTAGCATAATGGCAACTTTTACTTTTGAACCTTCTTATGGTATTTCTGTAAGAAAAGAACCTAAAGTTTTATCTGTTAAGTTTGGTGATGGATATGAGCAGAGGGCGCAATTTGGTATTAATCAGAATCCAAGAATGTGGGATTTGCAATTTAATGGCAAAACACAGGCAGAAGCAAATGCCATAGATGCTTTTCTAACTGCTGAAAAAGGGGTAACTTATTTCAACTGGACACCCCCACAGGGATCAGCGGGCAAATGGATTTGCAGAAGCTGGGATTTGGCATTAGTTGATATAGATTGTTATAACATTTCGGCTACTTTTGAGGAAGTATTCGATCTTGAATAATTACCCTACAAAAATCTCAACTGAGCTACAGAAACTAGCTCCAAATGCGATCATCGAGCTTTTTCAGCTTGATGCTTCTACTTTTGGCGGAGATGTTTATTATTTTCATGCTGGAACAAATGGACTTACTCAGGCAATAGTATGGCAAGGGCAAGAATATCAGCCTTATCCAGTTAAGATTACAGGATTTGAATTTACCACAGGCGGTCAGATTCCTAGACCTAAAATGATGGTTTCCAATGTTAGTGGAATCATTACTGCTATTGTTTTAGCTTATGATGATTTGCTAGGTGCAAAGGTAACTCGCAAGCGCACTATGCAGAAGTTCCTAGATGCTGTTAATTTTTCAGGCGGTGTAAACCATGATGCAGATCCTACTGCTGAGTTTCCTGATGATATTTATTTTATCGAAAGAAAAACTAATGAGAACAAATCTGCTGTAGAGTTCGAGCTTTCCGCTTCTTTTGATGTTCAGGGAGTAAAACTTCCAAGAAGGCAGATCATTCAAAATATTTGCCCTTGGAGATATAGGGGCGCAGAATGCGGATATACAGGAACAAACTACTTTGATACCAATGATAATGCTGTAGGCTCATTGGCTCAGGATGTTTGCGGAAAAAGAGTAAGCTCTTGCGAAGTTAGATTTGGCACAAATGCAGAATTACCTTTTGGCGGTTTTCCAGCAGCAGCACTCATAAAATGATCTTATCGGATGTAGTTAAGGCTAATTTTGTAGAACAAGCTAAGGCAGAAGCACCAAGAGAAGCCTGCGGATTAGTCATTATTAAGAATGGAAGGCAAGTTTATAAGCCTTGTAAAAATCTAGCTGGATCTACAGATCAGTTTGTTTTAGATCCTAATGATTATGATAAAGCCGATCAAGAAGGCGAAATAGTCGCAGTAATCCATTCCCATCCAAATATCAGCGCAAAGCCTTCTCAAGCCGATTTAGTAGCCTGCGAAGCAAGCGGATTGCCTTGGTTTATCTGTGGGATTCCTAGCGAGCATTGGGAATATATAGAGCCAACAGGCTATAAAGCCCCATTAGTAGGTCGGCAATGGTCGCATGGTGTTCTAGACTGTTATGCAATCATCCGAGATTGGTATAAGTTAGAAAGAAATATTGAGCTTTTAGACTTTGAAAGAAGGGATGAATGGTGGAAAATAGGGGAGAATCTCTATTTAGATAATTTTGAAAAGGCTGGATTTAGAAAAACTACACTAGATAAACTGCAAAAGGGTGATGTCATTCTTATGACTATCAATTCTCCAGTTCCCAATCATGGTGCGGTTTATCTTGGCGATAACATGATTCTACATCATGTGCATGGAAGGTTATCTACAAGAGATATATTTGGCGGTTATTGGCTCAAGAATGCAATGGTATATTTAACTTATGAAAACAGTTAAGCTATTAGGTGAATTAGGAAAGAAATTCGGAAAGAGCTTTAAGCTGGATGTTAAATCTCCTGCTGAAGCTGTGCGAGCATTAAGCGCTAATTTTCCTGAGTTTAGAAAGCATCTCAATGAATCAGAGAAAAGGGGTGTAGCTTATCGAGTATTGGTAGGCAAGCAATCTCAATCTGTAGATGATCTTCATAATCCTGCTGGTAATCAAGAAATTAAATTTGTTCCTGTATTGCAGGGCGCAGGCGGTGGCGGTTTTTTAAATGTTATTATTGGCGCTGTTTTAATTACAGCATCATTCTTTGTTCCTAGCGCTATTAGCCCATATTTATTAAATGCTGGTATTGCGATGGCTATTGGCGGAGTAGTGCAAATGCTTACTCCAATGCCAAATCTATCGCCTGATACATCCAATAATCAGCCTGATAATAAGCCTTCCTATACCTTTAATGGTGCTGTTAATACTTCTGCTCAGGGATACCCTGTTCCTGTAGGCTATGGAAGAATGATTGTAGGTAGTGCGGTTATCAGCGCAGGAATTGTTGCAGAGGAATTGCCGATATGAAAAATAGAAAAATAAGGGGCGCAGGCGGTGGCGGTTGCTTTGCAGCAGGAACTAAGATTGCTACTCCTGATGGCTTAAAGAATATCGAGGAAATCAAAGTAGGCGATCAGGTCATTACCTTTAATGACAAAGGCGAGCTATCTGCGCAAACTGTAGAAATTTGCCATATTCATGAAGAAGAAGAAATTTGGGAGTATAAGTTTTGGAATGGTATTGCTGTTAATGCAACTCCTAATCATTGGGTTTTAAATCAATTCGGCAATTTTGCAGAGGTCGGAACTCTTACAAATCAAGATGCGGTTATTGATGGCGATGGGCATTTAAGACCATTGCTAGAAGCTAAAAGCATTGGCAAAGGCGCAGTTTACAATTTAACTGTATCTGTAAACCATACCTATATTGCTAATCATATTCGGGTTCACAATACTGGTAGCGGAGAAGGCAGATTAAATTCTGTTATTAGGGGCGCTGGTGGCGGTGGTGGTAAGGGCGGTGGCGGTGGTGGTGGGCGAGTAGCTCAAGAAGCCCCTGATAGCCTTAGAAGTATTGCTTATGCTTCTGTTCTCGATTTGGTTTCCGAGGGTGAAATTGAAGGTTTAGCCAATGGCTTTAAATCAGTTTATTTCAATGAAACTCCCCTGCAAAATGAAAACAATTCATTTAACTTTACAGGCGCAACTGTAGTTGCTACAACTGGATCTCAGGGGCAATCCTATATCGAGGGATTCCCTGCGGTTGAAAATGAGATAGGTGTTTCTACTCAGGTTGAGTTTTCTACACCTATTGTTCGGCAAATCTCAAATTCTGATGTTGATGCAGTTCGAGTAACCATTTCTATTCCACAGCTTACACAGCAGGATCTGACTAATGGTGATTTGAATGGTGCATCTGTTCAATATGCGATTGATGTTCAATCGAATGGCGGTGGATATTATCCTCAAATCATTGGCTCTGCATGGTCAAGCGGTGTAATTAATATTGTATCTTCTACTTTAGCTCAATCTAATCAGCCTGTTTATCAAATGCTGATTTCTGTTAATGATGCGATTTTCTCAGGATCTTATACAGTTCAATATAAAAAACAATCTGATTCTGTATGGCTTACAGATGGAATTACAGTAAAAAATAATGAGAGAACTGGTGGTGGTGGAAAAGGTTTAATGGCAGCAGTTTTGCAAGCTGTATCAGGAAATAAAACTTATATCATGCCTGTTCGAGATAATGCCTTATGGGAAATGAGGATTGTTTATACAGGTAAGGGCGGTGGCGGAATTATTGAAGCTCAAGGTAATTATGGATCTCCATTCGCTACTATTAATGGTAAAACTACTTCCAAATATCAGAAATCACACAGGATAGAACTAACTGGTGATGCTCCTTGGGATATTCGAGTTCGCAGGATTACTCCTGATAGCACTTCTACTGCATTGCAAAATAAAACCTTTTGGGATTCTTATACCGAGATTATTGATGGCAAGTTTCGCTATCCTAACTCGGCATTAATAGGAGTTCGCATTGATGCTTCTCAATTTGATAATATTCCAAAGCGAAGCTATGACCTAAAGTTATTAAAGGTTAAGATTCCAAATAATTATGATCCAGTTACTAGAACTTATAATGGTGTATGGGATGGCAACTTCTCAGTAGCATGGACAGATAACCCTGCTTGGTGCTTCTATGATTTATTAACCAATGATAGATATGGGCTTGGCGGTTTTATTCCTGAAAGCCAAGTAGATAAATGGACTTTATATGCCATTTCTAAATATTGTGATGAATTAGTTCCTGATGGTGTAGGCGGTTTCGAGCCAAGATACACTTGCAATATATATATTCAAAACAGGGATGAAGCCTTTAATGTTATCAATAGCATGGCTTCTATCTTTAGAGGAATGCCATATTGGGCGAGTGGCGCTATTACTTTGGGCTATGATGCTCCTGCTGATCCTGTTTATCAGTTCACAAATGCCAATGTCATTGATGGGAACTTTACTTATCAGGGAAGCTCTGTAAAGGCTCGCCATACTGTAGCTTTAGTTACTTGGAATGATCCCGAAGATTTTTATCGACAGAAGGTGGAATATGTTGAAGATGCCGATGGCATTTCTCGCTATGGTATTGTTCAAACCGAAGTAGCTGCGGTAGGTTGCACTTCTAGGGGTCAGGCAAACCGAGTAGGGCGATGGATTCTGTTTACCGAGCAATCTGAAACCGAATTAGTAACCTTTAGAACTGGCATCGAAGGCAATCAGATTCGCCCATCTAATGTCATTCAAATTGCTGATGAAGCTAGGGCTGGCACTCGGATTGGCGGAAGAATCGCATCTGCAACTACAACTGTAATTACCTTGGATCAGAATGTAGCATCTGTTACTGGAATTGTAGGCGCATCTTTATCGGTTATTCTTCCTAGCGGAACTTTAGAAACTAAAACTATTTCATCAGTAAATACAAATACTATTACTGTTTTAAATCCTTTTAGTGAAATTCCTGCTGTAAATGCAATTTGGATGGTGCAAACTTCTACTCTATCTTTGCAAACCTTTAGAGTTACTTCTGTTGTAGAAGAAGATGATGGATTGACTATTACAGCCTTGGCGCACAATCCTGATAAATATGCCAATGTAGAGCAAGGCTTAAAATTACAGCCTAGAGTTATTAGTTCTCTATCTATTGTTCCTGCTGCGCCTACAGATATTTCTGTTACAGAAACACTTTATGAAGAAGGCGCTGATATATATGTATTGATAACTGTATCTTGGACACCAGTTCAAGGAGCTACTTCTTATCAAGTTTCATATAAAGCAGGAGATCGAAACTTTGTAACATTGCCTACAACTCAGGCTACTTCTATTGATATTAGAAATGCCATAGATGGGCAATATGTATTCAAAGTATTCGCAATTAATTCGATTGGCAAAAAGAGCTTGCCAACAGAAATTAACACTTATATCTATGGTAAGACTGCTCCGCCTGCTGATGTAACTAACTTTTCTGTAAATATCATTGGAACTCAGGCGCATTTATCTTGGACACCAGTTCCTGATTTGGATTTGTCTTACTACAGGATTAGACATTCAAATCTAACTTCAGGCGCTACTTATTCGGATTCGATTGATATTATTGATCGAGTTGCTCGCCCTGCTAATACTGCTGTAGTTCCTGCAATGACAGGCACTTATTTTATTAAAGCCTATGATAAGTTAGATATTGGCTCGGTTAATGCAACTGAATCTGTAGCGATTATTAATAATATCTCAGGCTTAAATGTTATTGATGTTATCCAAGAATCTCCTGATTTCTTAGGGCAGAAGATAGAATGCCATGTTACCGATGATGGGCTTGTTCTAGATACTGCGATTGATTTCGATGATGTTGCAGGCGATTTTGATGATGTAGTAGGCTTATTCGATGGCGGTGGTGGAACTACTTCTACATTAGGAACTTACTTCTTTGAGGATTATTTTGATCTAGGGAATGTATATACAAGCAGGCTTACTGTAAATATTGAAGTAGGGCGAGTAGATTATATTAATACTTTCGATGCCAAAGAGGGATTGTTTGATGCGCAGCAAGGCGAGTTCGATGGAAGCCCTGATTCGCTAGATGATACCAATGTAGAACTATGGGTTTCTACTACTAATCAAGATCCAAATGGCTCTCCTGTTACTTGGACACCATACAGAAGATTCTTAGTAGGAGATTACACAGCTAGAGGATTTAGATTTAAGGCGGTTCTAACTTCTACAGATGAAGGAGCAAGCCCAATTATTAAATCACTATCTATAAATGTAGATATGCCTGATCGAGTAATTGGTGGCGATGATTTGATAAGCGGAACTGCTGCTGGTGGATATTCTGTAACTTTTAGCCCATCATTTAGAGTAGCTCCTGCAATCGGCATCATGGCTCAGAATTTGGGGCAGGGTGACTTCTACGAAATACCCACAAAATCTGCATCAGGCTTTACAATTAGATTCAAGAATTCAGGCGGAACTGTAGTAAGTCGCACCTTTGACTATGTAGCAAAGGGATATGGAGAATTAGTAACTTAGGAGAATTAAATTGAGCCAACATGATTTAACTATTGATAATCAAGGTTTTCCAGCATTTAGGGCAGATCTTAATAATGCACTTCAGGCTTTAGGAAGCACACAATCAGGAACTTCTGCGCCTACACCTACTTTTGCTAATCAGCTTTGGTATGACACCACAAATAATCAATTAAAAATTCGCAATGAAGATAATGATGCTTGGATCTCATTGCTTACTCTTAATCAAACTACAGATGTTTTGCAGAGTGTTTCAGGATTGGTTATCGGAACAGATGTGCAAGCCTATGATGCAGATACAGCTAAAACTGATGTAGCACAATCTTATACAAAAGCACAAAGGGGAACTCCAGTTTCTCTAACTTCAACTTCAGCTAGTATTGCTGTAGATTTTTCTTTAGGAAATAACTTTACACACACTACTAGCGAAAACACTACTTTAGCCAACCCTACAAATATTGTTGCTGGTCAAGCAGGAGTTATTGTTATTACTCAGGGCGCAACTGCTCGCACTATGGCATTTGGATCTTATTGGAAGTTTGCAGGCGGAACAGCACCTAGTCTTACTGCAAGCGCAAGTGCTGTAGATATTCTTGCTTATTATGCAGAATCTACAACTAGGATTACTGCTCGCTTAATTGCTGATGTTAAATAAGGAAAAAAATGTCAGTTATTACAAATAATCTATTGTTTGGCGATGAGGGATATTTTTTAGAAAGATCCCTACGCTTTCGAGCAAGTGCTTCTGCTTATTTAAACAGAACTCCTGCTAGTGCTGGTAATCGGAAAACTTGGACTTTTTCAACTTGGATTAAATTAGGTGAAATTGCAGCAAGCAATGGAACAATATTGTCTGCTGGAACTGCAAGCGGAGTTAGCACTAGATTTTATTTAAGATACACTGGCAGTCAATTTCAAACTGGATATGGTTCTCAAAATTTAGATACAACAGTAGCAGTTTATAGAGATCCATCTGCTTGGTATCATTTGGTATTAGCTATTGATACAACTCAAGCAACAGCAGCAAATAGATTAAAAATTTATGTAAATGGTGTTCAACAAACAGTAACTACTAGTGTTAATTATTCACAAAATGATGACACAGCAATAAATAATAATGTTGCACAAAATATAGGTAGAGATTTAGTTATTCCAGGTGGTTATTTTGATGGCTATCTTGCAGAAACTTATATTATTGATGGTCAAGCCCTAACCCCATCATCTTTTGGTGAAACTTCTGCAATTACAGGTGTATGGCAACCAATCAAATACACAGGAACATACGGCACTAATGGATTCTATTTACCATTTACCGATAACTCTGCTCTGACTACATCATCTAATGCTGGACTAGGAAAAGACTTCTCAGGCAACGCAAACTATTGGACTACAAACAATATCAGCATTACATCAGGCTCTACTTATGACAGTATGACCGATGTGCCTACTCTTACAAGTGCTACTGCTGCTAATTTTTGCACTTGGAATCCTTTAGCTGTAGGCACAAACATTACAACAGCAAGCGGAAATTTAAATGCAACAGCTTCTAGCAATTCCAATGCAATGCTTCAGGCTACATTTGGCATTACTTCAGGAAAATGGTATTGGGAAGTTACATTATCATCAGGAACTTCAGCTTGGGCTGGGTCAATTATAAAAAGCACAGCAGGCTTAAATTATTCATCTTTATCTTCAGGTGATGCTTACTCTTATTCTAATGATGGAAGTAAATATAACGGTCAAACATCTACATCTTACGGAAACACATATACAACAAATGATGTAATAAGTGTTGCTTACAACGCAGATACAGGCAAAATTTGGTTTGCCAAAAATGGAACTTGGCAAGCAAGTGGTGACCCTGCGGCAGGAACAAATGAAGCATATAGCAGTATTTCAGGAACATATATGCCATCCGCATTACTTAATTCTGCAACAGGAATTGCCAACTTCGGTCAAAGACCATTCGCCTACACTCCACCAAGCGGATTCAAAGCACTCAACACATTTAACTTACCTACTCCTACGATTGGTGCTACTGCATCTACACAGGCGAATAAGTATATGGACATTAGTCTTTATACAGGAACAGGCTCTAGCCAATCTATTACAGGATTAAATTTTCAACCTGATTGGACATGGATTAAAGGTCGTAGTGGTGCAACAGACCATGGACTTTATGACGCAGTTCGGGGAGTTCAGCTACAGTTAGAAAGCAATACAACAACAGCAGAAACTACCGAAACAACAGGATTAACTGCGTTTAATTCTAATGGCTTTACTGTTGGTGCTTTAGCTCAATTAAACACTTCTTCCGCTACTTATGTCGGTTGGAACTGGAAAGCCAATGGAGCAGGAGTAACCAACACAGCAGGTACTATTACATCTACAGTAAGTGCTAATACAACTGCTGGATTTAGTATTGCAACTCTTACAACTCAGTCTAGCGGAACAGGAACATTTGGTCATGGGTTAGGTGTTGCTCCAAGCATGGTTATTTGTAAATATACAAGCACAACATCAAACTGGTTTACATGGCATACATCTATTGCTGGAACAGACTATTTAACACTCAACACCACATCTGCAACAACAAACAATAGTGTAATTTTTTCAGCAGCACCAACTTCAACTGTTGTAAATTTAGGAACTGCTTGGGCTGGTAGTGGGCAGATAGTAGCCTACTGCTTTGCAGAAGTCGCTGGTTATAGCAAGTTTGGCTCATATACAGGCAATGGCTCTAGTGATGGAGTGTTTGTGTATTTAGGATTTAGACCAAAATATTTTATGTGGAAAAGAACAGACACTTCAGGGAATAGTTGGTTTATTGTAGATTCTAGTAGAAGCCCATATAACACTGCTGGATTGTATTTGTGCCCTGATCTTTCTAATGCTGAAGGAAGTGGTGCAACTATGGATTTATTATCAAATGGAATGAAAATTCAAGGCGATACTAGTTCAAGCACAAATGCCAATGGAGCAACATACATCTACATGGCATTTGCCGAGTTTCCTTTTAAATTTGCGAATGGGCGCTAGGTATGCCAGCACATATAAATAAAGAAGGTTATCGCTATGAAAGGCTTACTGTATTGTTAAATTTAGGCAGAACAGAAAGCAATGGTGGGTATCGTTATTTGGTGCGCTGTGATTGTGGCGAAAGCAAAACAGTTTCTGCTGCTGCATTAACTCGTGGGCAAACTAAATCTTGTGGATGTTTGCAAAGACGCAAAGGTAAGGAAAGCCCTAATTTTAAACATGGTCTAGCTCTTAAATCTCATCCTGAATATAAAAGATACCAAAGAGAAGCATTTGATAGGTTTAAATACAATCTTGAACCTGAGCATAAACAGGCTTTATTGGATAAACAAAATGGATGCTGTGCTATTTGTGGTTACAAATTTGGACAAAAAAAAGGCGATATAAAAGTAGATCATTGCCATGAAAAAGGTCATGTTAGGGGTTTGCTTTGTGATTTATGTAACAGAGGATTGGGCTATTTCAAAGATAATGTAGATAGCTTTAAAAATGCAATTAACTATTTAGCTCGATAGGAGAAATTATGTTTTTACTTAATGGAAAACCTTTAGCAGTAGATACTGCATTTACAACAGCAGATGGCACTCAATATCCAGCCAACTGGCTTAGACTTTCTACAACTAAAGAAAAACAAGCTATTGGCATCACAGAAGTTGCTGATCCTGTTCGGGCAGATGATCGCTATTACTGGGGCGGTGATCTTAAAAATCCAAAAGCTCTAGAAGATAAACCTGAATTTAAACAAGATGGCACTCCTCTGTATGTGCAGAAATACAATCCTGTTACTGAGCAGATGGAAGATACAAATAAACAAGTAATTACTAAAGGTCTTAAATCTAACTTTATCTCTCAAGTAAAAGCTACTGCTGGATCTATTCTTGCTCAATCCGATTGGATGGTAATTCGCAAAGCTGAGAGAGATGTAGATCTTCCTACAGTCATGGCTGATTACAGAGCATCTATTGTTTCCAAAGCTGATGAATTAGAAGCTAAAATTAAAGCTGTTAAATCAGTAGAAGAACTTGCTTCTCTCGATTTATCATTTCCTTCCTTGGAGAAATAAAAATGCTAATTCTTGATTGGGTAATGGATAAGCTAGGCTATCAAAAAAAGATTATCTATAGATGGGAAAACTTATTTGCGGAATTTGACTGCGAAAAACCAAAGCGCAAAGTAGCTAGAAAAAAGCCTGCAACTAAAAAGCCAGTAACTAAAAAAACTGTTCGCAAAAAGGTGTAGCCATGTCAGATGATTTCTTAGATCCTTATAAATATGGGAAGTTAGTTGCTCAATTTGAAACAATGGAAAAGAAAGTTGATGCAATGGAATCTGATATTAAAAAGCTCCTTGCAATGGCTGAGAGATCTAAGGGATCACTATGGGCGCTAATGGGTGTTGCTTCTGTAGGCGGAGCATTAATCAGCTATGTTGCAGAATTGTTTATTAAAAAATGAATCTCCAAGTAAATGAGTCCTTATCCAAATGGAATAAAACAGAGGAATTCAAACTACAAGTGGCTAGAAGCCAAATCAGAGGGCATCAGATTAGGCACATCTTTGGCTATAACCCTGATGTAGATTCAGCATCAGAAGAAACAATTTGGACTGCTGGTGGTCTTTATACTCATGCAAGTTCACCAACAATAATGACTGTTTCATCTACTAGCACATCAGATACTTCAGCAGGAACAGGCGCAAGGCAAATTTATATTTTAGGAATCAACTCCACAGGCGGAGAAGTTTCTGAAACAGTTACTCTTAATGGGCAAACTGGGGTTAATACTGTTCATACCTACACAGAGATTCAATCTTGCTTAGTAACTTCTGTAGGATCAGGCGGTAGCAATGCTGGGAATATCTCAGTTGGAACAGGAACAATCACAGGCGGAGTTCCTGCTGTGATTCATGGGCATATGCTGGCTGGGGAGAATGGCTCTCTGATGGGGCATTACACAATCCCAATAGGCTATACAGGCTATCTCATGGCTGGATCTATTTCTGCTGGAGCAACTCAGGCAGGAAAAACAATAACAGGCAGGCTCAAATATAGAGATCCTACAGGCATCATTCATACTTCTGCGATTGTTTCCTTTTCAGAAGGCAAAGTTCCTTTTGAATTTGACTATCCAATTCGCTTAGAAGCAGAATCTTGCATCTCAGCTACAGCTAAATCTTCTACAAATAATGAGCAAGTTTCTTGCTACTTTCAACTTCTATTAGTTAAAAATTCGGAGTAAGTATGATTTTAGAAACCATTATTGGCGCACTTGTTCCAGTAGGCATAGAAGGGATTAAACAGATCATTGGCAAGTTTACTGGGGGAGTTCGCCCAACTACTATTGCCGAGCAAATTCAGCTTGATCAATCAGAGATACAGCGCATAGAAGCGCTTGCAAGGCTTGATAATCCCTATGGGCAACCTAGCCAATGGGTAATTGATTTAAGGGCTTCTGCTCGCTATATAGGCGCTTTAGTGGTCATTGCTTTGGGTATCTCAACTCTTTATTTGCCTGTAGATCCATATATTCAGCGCATTGGATTGGAAGCAGCCAATATTGCATTTGGCTTCTTATTTGGTAGCCGAATCATGGCTAATCTTGCCAAGAAATGAATAGCTCGCATCTAGCACTTCTTGGAATCCATGAGAATTGGTATGATGCATTGCAAAATACTTTTAACAAGTATCAGATAAACACCATTAAAAGGCAGGCTCATTTTATTGGGCAATGCGCCCATGAAAGTAACTGGTTCAATGTTCTAGAGGAAAATCTAAATTACTCAGCCCAAGGGCTAATGAGCATTTGGGGATCTAGATTCCCCACTATTGAGATAGCGCAACAGTATGCTAGACAGCCTGAGAAGATTGCTAATAAGGTCTATGGTGGGCGGATGGGCAATCTAGAAGAT